AGCTCGCTGTATCATAGGGCATCAAATGATACTCCTTGCCAAGAGGTACAAGGCTGTGTTAACTGTACATGACTCGATTATTACCTGTGTTCCTGACGAAGAGTTGGTTGAAGCACAAGCGTATATGGAAGAGTGCATGAGCCAAACGCCTGATTGGGCAAAAGGTTTACCTATAACCTGTGAGAGTGGCACAGGCAAATCATATGGAGAATGTGAGTGACAAAAGTAGCACCGTGGTCTTTCAGTAAGATTAAAGCATTTGAGCAATGCCCCAAGCAATTCTACCATGACAAGATACTCAAAGAGTTCCCGTTTAAAGAAACAGATGCTACCCTGTATGGAACAGCTTTTCACAAAGCCGCAGAAGATTTTATTGGTAAAGATACCCCACTCCCTAAGAAGTTTAGCTTTGCGGAAAAGGCACTGGTATCGCTGAAAAACCGCACAGGCGAAAAACTATGCGAAATAAAATTAGGTATAAACTCTGACTTAGAAGCATGTGATTTCTACGCCAAGGACGTTTGGTTTCGTGGTATCGCTGACTTAGTTATACTGGACGGTGATCTCGCATGGGTAGTAGATTACAAGACGGGCAAGTCTTCTAAGTATGCAGACAAAGGACAGCTAGAATTAATGGCGTTAGGTTTGTTTGCCAAGTACCCCCAAATTAAGACTGTACGTGCAGGGTTATTTTTTGTTGTATGTAATGACTTGGTAAAAGACACATACATGGAGTATGATAGCCACAAGCTGTGGGGGAAATGGTTGAGTAAGTATGACCAGATGAAGGCCGCGGCGGAAAACGATGTGTGGAACGCACGGCCTAACGGCTTATGTAGACGACACTGCCCTGTAATAGAATGTGTTCACAATGGAGCAAACTAATGCCATATAAAAATCCCAAAGATCGTAAGAAACAAAAGAATGCGCCTGTAGGTAGTAAGGCGTTTGAGGCACGAATGGAACGACAGAGAGCCAGACGTAAGATAGATAAAAACGGTGTAGACAAAAACAAAAACGGTAAAGCCGACAAACGTGAAGGTAAAGATGTTAGCCACAAGAAAGCCTTGTCCAAAGGTGGGTCTAACAAAGATGGTATACGCATAGAAAGTTCAAGCAAGAACCGTGCGCGTAACTACAAGAAGAAGAAAAAATAGTTCGGGCATCTGCCCGAAAGGAGAACTAAGTGCGAATTATAGAAGACAAGGCGTTGCTATTAAAGCTACGCAATCCAAACCGTGTCACTAAAACAGTCCCAAAAAGTAAAGCTGTGCGTGATAATGAAGTGTTAGTTAATTGGGGCATTGATGAGATGCACGCTTTACACGCACTCAATATCGATGTGCCTTCCCCCATACATGGACAATATACTTGGACAGGTAAATACAACCCTTTTGCGCACCAAAAGAAAACAGCCGCGTTTCTAACTATGAACCGAAAAGGTTTTTGTTTCAACGAGCAGGGTACAGGTAAAACTGCTAGTGCCATCTGGGCTACGGATTACCTAATGAAACAAGGTAAGATCAAAAGAGCTTTAGTTATATGCCCTCTATCTATTATGGATTCCGCGTGGCGCGAAGACTTATTTACTTTTGCACCGCATCGTACTGTGGATATAGCGCATGGTGTATCAAAGAAACGTAAAGCCATCATAGGACAAGGTGCGGACTTTGTTATAATAAACTATGACGGGGTCGAGATTGTATCGGAGGAGATAGCTAAAGGTGGTTTCGATTTAATTATTGTAGACGAAGCTACACACTACAAGAATGCTCAGTCTAAACGTTGGAAAATATTAAATAAACTTGTTAACGAAGATACGTGGTTGTGGATGATGACAGGTACACCTGCCGCGCAGTCTCCGTTAGATGCTTATGGTTTAGCAAAACTTATTGACCCTACGACTGTGCCAAGGTTCTTTGGTTCATTTCGTGATATGGTCATGCGCAAAGTAACTCAGTTTAGGTGGGTGGTTAAACCCGAAGCTACTGACCTTGTGTTTAACGTGTTACAACCTGCGATAAGATTTACAAAAGAAGAGTGTCTTGATCTCCCTGACATGACGTATGTAAAACGTAAGGTAGAGTTAACAAGACAACAGCAGAAATATTATAACCTGTTGAAGAAAAAACTCACAATGAAAATACACGAGGACGAGGTGTCCGCAGTCAACGCCGCCGTTGTAATGAACAAACTACTGCAAATATCCGCAGGGGCTGTATACACCGACGAAGGGGATACCTTAGAGTTCGATATAAAACATAGATATAAAGTGTTACGAGAAGTAATAGACGAAAGTAGCCAAAAAGTGCTTGTTTTCGTGCCGTTCAAACACACTATTGACATACTAACAGATAAGTTACGTAGTGACGGAATTACTACTGACGTTATCCGTGGCGACGTACCTGTAGCTAAACGCACAGATATATTTAAACGGTTTCAAACAACGAGCGACCCAAGAGTTTTAGTTATACAACCGCAATCAGCGGCACACGGTGTTACGTTAACAGCAGCTAACACAGTAGTCTGGTGGGGGCCAACACCTTCGTTAGAAACTTATGCTCAAGCAAACGCACGGGTTCATAGGTCTGGACAGAAGCATCCCTGTACTGTTGTACAGTTGCAAGGTTCTGCCGCGGAAAAGCGTGTTTACGCACTTCTTGACAATAGAATTGATGTACACACAAAAATGATAGATTTATACAAAGAACTACTTGACTAGCGTATTACTAGGTACTAAAGTGTAATTCTCGTTAGAGCAGGAGAACATAAAATGAGTGATAACACCGAAGTCCCTGCAGACAAACTTACTAAGGCTTATATAAAGATAAGAGCAGAAAGAGCCTTACTGTCTGCAGATTACAAAGAAAAAGATGGAAAGTTGGTACGCCAACTAGACACTTTGAAGAAAGCGTTACTAGATTATTGCGATGCGCATAATGTAGAAAGCGTAAGAACCTCCGAGGGTTTGTTTTTTAGGTCTACTAAAACAAAGTATTGGACTGGAGATTGGGAGTCCATGTATGCGTTCATAAAAGAACATGACATGCCCGAATTTTTAGATCGTCGTTTGAACCAGACTAATGTGAAACAGTTCTTGGAGGAAAACCCTGACGTAATGCCGAAAGGCCTTAACGTCGATACAGAACATGTAATTTCAGTTAGGAAAAAATGATGAATGAAGAACCATTTGTGCAGATAGAGGAGTTGTCAAAGCATTTTGCTGTGTCAATTTCTACAATCCGAGCGTGGGTTAGGCAGGGGCATATCCCTAAATCCACGTATATAAAAATTGGTAACACATACCGATTTAACAAAACCTCAGTTACAGAAGAACTAACTAAAGCAATGCAAGATGTACATGAGGAACCAACCGAAACTCAGCTTGATTTTGATTTCAACGCTGACGACGACGTATAACAAGCCAGAAGGAGAACAACATGGCAGAGACTTACATTATTGAAAACGTAGAAGCATTATGGCCTAAGATCGACAAGACGTATACGTTCGATCAAAGCGTAAAACGTAGTGTGCCTTGTAGTCCAAGAGACCAGAATGCAGAGTTTTCTATTGCATTTCGTATGGACAGCGCAACAGCCAAAGCGTTATTCATACAGATGAAGGGTGCGTATGATGCTAACAAAGAGCCTAAATGGGCAGACAAGTTAGCTAACCCGTTTGTTAAAGATGACAACGGTACATACACTCACAAAGCAAACCTAAAAGGTGCTTATAAAGGTGAAGTCACTAACAAACCACTCCAAGTGGATTCACAAGGCACACCATTGCCAGAAGATTTTCAATTAACAACAGGTAGTACAGTAAGTGTAGCTGTGCAGTTGATACCTTATGACTTTGGTGGTAAACAAAGTGTGTCGCTACGACTAAAAGCTGTACAGGTTATTAAGTATGTTCCTATGGAAGTACGTAATCCGTTTGGTGCTGTAGATGGTGGCTTTGTTATGGAAGACGCTAATCCTTTTGCATCAACACCTAAAGCTGTGAAGAGCAATAACGTGTTAGATGAAGCTCCCGCAGATGACGGGTTTGACGAAGAGCCAGTAAAAAGAACCGCTAAAAAAGCGGCGGCTGTGCCACCTTCTGACGACGGAGACTTAGGTTCGATCATAGATAATTGGGACGACTAAACTATCCCTGCCACGGCTATTTGTTTAGCCGTGGTTAACTTTATTATGACGAGTGGTGACAATGAAAACAAAAAACTTTTTAGAATTATTATTAGCAGACGAAGGCCATTACTGCGTTTTTGCAACTAAAGGCGGTGCGCCTAAACAAAGTTTCTACAACAATGTAGGTGATGTTTTAGATGCCGCATATGATTACGATGCCAACGGACACGATGTGTATTTTGCATTGGCTACGTTAGAGACAGCAGGGTCTCGCAAAGCAGATAACGTACGTGGTATGAAATCTTTTTTCCTAGACCTAGATTGTGGTGAAGGTAAAGAGTTCCCCGACCAAGAAACTGCTATTGTAGAGCTACGTGCTTTCTGCAAACGACATAAACTACCTAACCCTACACTTGTTAACTCGGGGCGTGGTGTACACGTATACTGGATTTTGTCTGAGTTGGTATGTAAGGACGATTGGCTACCGGTAGCTGAACGCCTCAAACAACTATGCAAAGAAGACGGGTTTGAAGCTGATCCATCTGTTACGTCAGACGTAGCACGAGTTTTGCGTATACCATCTACACACAACCACAAAGGTACTCCACCTATACCCGTAACATTTTATGGTGTTGAAGAACCTAAGACTATTTCTTTTGACGTTTTTTCTGAACTGTTGGGCGGCGACCTGATACCAGTTCCAACAAAGTACAAAGCCAACAGCACAAGCGCATTCTTGGATGCAATAAACGAAAATCAGCGTGGCAGTTTCAAGCGTCTGTTAATGAAGACCGCCAAGGGTACGGGTTGTGCGCAGATAAAGTACATAATAGAAAACCAAAAAACTGTATCGCATGATTTGTGGCGTTCGGGTTTATCTATTGCAAACGTGTGTACAGATGGGGACAAGGGCGCAGAGCTAATGTCCAGTAAACATGACGACTACAGTTTAAGTAGAACATTGCGAAAGATGCAGGATACAGGGGGGCCGCACTTCTGTAGTACGTTCTCTACACATAACTCGTTATGTGATACGTGTCCTAACAACGGTAAAATATCTACACCTGCTATGTTGACGAAAGAGATAGCAGAAGCATCTCCAGAAGATAATATAGTAGAAAAAGCTTTTGGCGATACAACAAAGACAGTAGAAATACCTGTGTTTCCAAAACCTTATTTTCGTGGACAAAATGGAGGCGTATACATACGCGGTACAAATGCTGATGGTGACCCAGAAGAGGTGTGCGTATATCACTACGACTTCTATGTCACACGTAGGTTACAGGATGTAGAGTTGGGGGAAGTAATAGCGTTTGCGTTACACTTGCCAATAGACGGGGTAAGGGAATTTATCGTACCTTTGTCTTCGGTGACGGCACGGGAAGAATTTCGTAGGCATATGTCTATGCAAGGTATAACTACTTTTGGGAAGGATATAGATAAACTAATGTCGTACACAGCCGCGTGGATTAACGAACTACAACAAACAACAAAAGCTAGTAAGGCGCATCAGCAGTTTGGTTGGGTTGACGACACTAAGCTAGCCGCGTTTGTGCTAGGCGATAAACTAATCACTGCTGATAGTATAGAGTACAATCCACCTTCGGCAAAAACTGCAGGTTATATAGAAAGACTTACTCCTAAAGGTACACAAGAGGGTAGCAAAGAAGTTCTTGATTGGTATGACCGTGACGGTATGGAACTACAACAGTTTACTGTGTGCGCAGGGTTCGGTTCTGTGTTGATGCCTTTTACAGGTTTATATAGTTTAGGCGTACATTTGTTTGGTAAAACAGGTGCAGGTAAAACAACTGCCATGTATGCCGCTACTTCTATATGGGGCGACCCGCGTGGGCTAATAGGTACAGGAGGAGATACACCTAACTCGAAAATGAACCAAGCAGAACTTTACCACAGCATACCTATGAACACAGATGAGCTGACGAATTTTACGCCTAGAGAAGCATCACAGTACGCATACCAATTATCTGAAGGGGTACAGAAAAACCGTATGGCAGGTGGGGGTAACCACGAACGTGTTAGAGGTAAACCTTGGAGATTGTTGGCTTTTTCTACAGGTAACACAAGTATGTACTCACAAATGTCTATGTTTAAGGGCGATACCAAGGCAGAAATGCAACGTTTACTTGAACTTAGAACAGACGAAATGCCTAGACTTAAAATTAGCACTGAGGAAGGGGACAAACAGTTCTCGAACGTGCAGAATAACTACGGGCATTTTGGCCCTATATTTGTACAGTATGTGATAAACAACAGGGAAGCTGTATTGGCTAGGTACAAGGTCATAAAAGAAAAATTAGATAAGCGAGCAGGGTTAGATAGCGTAAATCGTTTTTGGTCTGGTGGTTGTGCGGCTATACTTACTGGGGCTTCAATAGCTAAAGAAGTAGGTATAATAGATTACGACTTAAAGAAGTTATATCACTGGGTAGCGTCTATGTTGATAAACGTTAAAAACTTTGTTGATGATAGCACAGCATCGGTACAAACATTGGTCACTAGCTACATGACTGAGAACTGGAGCAATATCTTAAAGATAAAAAGTACACAAACATCTGCAGGGCAAGATGGCGTAGCTCCTATGGTTATACCTGAACAAAATCCACGTAACACATTTGTTGCACGTTTTGAACCAGACACGCAGATGCTATTTATTGTGCAGAAGCATTTTCAAAAATGGTTAGGTGAACAAAGAATAGACCATGTTAGCACTGTTCAAGGTATGGTTGAACAGATGGGCGCAAAGAAAGTTAAGAAACGGTTGGGTAAAGGTACTAACTTTAACTTACCTCCTATATGGTCGA